AACTCGGCCTTGTAGTTCTGGGTGATGACCTTGTACTCGCCAATGGCCGATTGCGGGAACGGATTGCCGCGGCTCGAGTCCTGCCCGGCGACACCGCCCGGCAGCGTGTAACTCTTCTGCCCGGCGATGGTTTCCTTCGTGCCGCCCGAGGCCGTGCAGGTAGCGTCTTTGTCTTCTCGGCTGGCGCCGAAACTTACGGTTTGGGCGCACCCCAGCACGATACCTTCGATGCTGATTTCTAGGTTATACCCCTGTTCTACTACGAGAGCCATGTTGTGGAGTGAGTTAAAATGTTAAGCGTGAATAAGTCTGATGCGCCCTGTTTGCACTTGGCGCGCGGCCAGGCCGAAGCCCGCCTCGGCTGGGGTGCCGTTGTTGTAGACCTCCCAGCGGTAGCGCAGCAGGCGACGTACCAATAAGAACTCGCCATCCTCTTCGCGTAGCTCGGTGCCAGGCGTAAGCGTACCGCGGCCGCACGTCCAAGCCGGGCCTAAGTCCAACTCTTTGCGCCGCAGCCGGCTGTTTATCTGCGTCACCAATGACTCCACAGGGGAACTGGTAGCGACGCCCTTCTCGAACTGCGTCACCACGTTGAGTAGGACGGTGCAACTGAAATGTTCGCACCCAGTAGAGCCGCCCGCGTCCGAATCGGTGGGCTGCTCGACTAGCACGTAATGGCCGGCGTTATTCCCTGGCAGGTGCTCGTAGGCTACCACATCTACCCCCTCCACTTGCAGGGCGGGGGTATTGAGTAGCAGCAGCAGCGCGGGCAGCAGGTCAGCCAGGGGGTTCATTAAGGAGAGTTAAGCTTTGATTGGTTCGTATCCGATAGTGCATCGGCAATTAATGCGCTGTCTGCCGCTAAGATTAGGGTCGCCAGGGAATCTTGCGTGTTCCCCTCCAATATCCTCGAATACGCCAGCTAAATCAGCCTTTTCGCCGTTTGCTAATTGATGGTCAATCCGTGTTCTATCGCCAGGTGTAGCAATCCACTTCTTTAGCAGTGGGACTCCCAACGCCTGCGCACCTGCTAGGCTTCCATAATTCGCAGCGGTAAGTAGTTCAGTCCGGACAATGGTTATTGCGCGCTTTGACGAAAGCTCTTGCACCCGAGTGCGTAGCAAATTCGCCCCTTCTTGCCTTGACAGCCCTTGTTGCTGAATTTCCTTTAGTGCTTCCCGAATTTGTTTGCGGGATGTTTCTGTGATATTCTGCACGTCTGCCGCTCCTTCCGTTGAAATGAATGTATTTATGCGTTCAGCAGCCCCTGTTGGCACTGGCAATTTGGGTTTCGCCGCCTTTTGGTTTGCCAGCATTGTCTGAACTGCTTCATAAGACACTGCTGCCTCCTGTGTAGCGCATTGCAGAAGTAGCGGCTTTAGCACAATAAGCATAGGGTCTTTTTTAAGAACACCAGCAGCTAATTCAGCACTTGCGCCTGCCTCGTAGTAAACAGCAGCTAATTCCCCCCATCGCTGTAACACAATGCGCACACGCCGGTAATAGGGGCGTTCTAACGCCTCTAAACGCGCCGAAAACGCTTTGTATATTGTGAGAGCAGAATCGTTCATTATTTCTTTAAGGCTCCTTGCAGATTTGCTTTTAATGCTGCGAAGAATGGCGCTCGCCACTGCTCAAAAGCAGGGAACATAAAGGGCTTAGCAGCTTGACGGAAACGACGTCCAGCGCTATCTACTCCTGTGAAGCCGAACTCAATGCGCGGGGCATATACCAAATCGTTTGCCACCTTGCCGCTTAGTTTATCCTCGCCAATTTCAAACTGTGTAGCGGCACGTAATGCGCCAGTATCAACCGGCGCCAACTCTTTCGCAGTTGTTTCGATTAGTAAGCCATAAGTGGCTACGGTTTTCTCCGCTTCGCCTCTCATGCGCCGCTGCAAGCCCTGCATTTTGCGAATAGTATCAGACACTTTGCGATTATCTAGCGAAACTTCTATTCTACTTGCCATTGTTGAAGCACGTTAAAACGACGTATTCCTTTTGCTGCAAGTCGTTTACCACCCGCTGCACATTCAGCGTCTCGCCATTCCAGCGTACCCGCTGCTTGGGTGTGCGGGCAATGGTGGGTTGGTCACGCAGGGTAATTCGGTAGGCGCTGGTGTTGAGCGTCTGCCCGAGCGAGAGCACTTCTTTGCCCGAGATGGGCTCGACTTTCGCCCAGTAGGTGGCTTCCGTTTCCGGGCCCGGTTTGTAGCCGCGCCCATCGGGGATAGGCTCCCCAGGGGTTAGTAGCGTGACTCGCTGGGTCAGCTCACCCGCTGCAATGCGTCCCATCAGTTCCCGAAGCCTAAGACGGTCACGCGGGCTTCCGCCAGCTTCACCCGCCACGACACCGGCAACTCCCCGAAGCGACCTTCGCCCGTGGTTTCGCGGTTCTTGTACCACTCGCCTACTAGCTCGGTAATGGCCGTAGCTGCGAGGTCGCTGTATTCGACATCAGCCACCACCTCCGCCACCACCGTGTAGGTTTGGGCGAAGGCGGCTTCTAGCGGAAGTTGGCGGTTGATGGAGATACCCTTTTGATACTCCACCAGCCAAGTGCCGCGGGCGGCCAGCGCCTCCAATGTATCAAAGTACCCAGAGACACTGACCGCCGTGGCCCCTACGGGTAGTTCGTAGGGTTCTTCCAGGGTGTAGCTGATTCGAACCGTTTGCGGGGCGAGGTAGCGGCCGATGTAGGCTTCTACCTTCTTGCGGGCGGCCCGCCCTAGCCGTTCGACGTACTTAATCTGGCCGATAAGGGCCGGGTCTGCCGCTTCGGCTAAGGGGTCAGCCAGGTAGGCGGCCACGAGCACCGGGTCCAGGTCCAGCCGCAACGCCGCGTTTAGCTCATCCAAGGGGACAAGCTCTTTATCGGCGGTGGGCGGAACAAGAACGCGGTACTCAGGCATGACTACTTGGTTTCGGCCGGGCCGGGCTTAGGCTTTTTGATGGTTTCCGAGGTCACTACCCCCGCAGGAGCAGCCTTATCGAGCGCGGCAGTGAGGTTCGGGCCAATGGTCACATCATCGGGGCTGCCTGCGGCTACTTCCGTAGCGTGGCCGGCCTTGATGTATTCCTTTGCCACCCCATCGGCCAGTTCAACGACTTGGCCGCGACGGCCCACCTCCTTGCTGGAGATGAGCACGTCCTTTAGCATCTTGATTTTCATGGCTTAGGCCGTCAAGTCGGTTTTGGCCGTGGCGAAGTTGCCGTAGACGAACGCGTCGGGGCGGTACACCGCGAGGGCGTGGCGCTCTTCCACACGAATCGTAATCAGGTTGCGAACCACGTTGTCACGGTCCTGGTCGAACATCTCGATTTCCAGGCCTTGGCGCTGGAAGAGCTGCGAACCCAGGGCGTAGTCGCCTACCAGGAAGTTGCCCTTTAGCTGCGCGAGCGTCGAGGTAGCGTAAGGAACGCCGCCAATCATGCCTTCGCGCATTTCGGGGAACAGGTAGCGGCCCTGGCTGTCCTTGGCGTGTAGCATCAAGAACTCGTCTACCGGATGAATTACGATGCCCGTAGGGAAGTACTCCGCCACCTGCGCTTGCAGGATAGCCGCGCCCAGCACGTCGTAGTTGTTGGGAGTCGGCAGAATCAGCGTAGCGTCAGCCGCGAAGGGCGTCGCAATAGGAGCGATGCCTTGCAGCTGCCCACCCGTACCCGAACCGTAGATGCAGGCCAGCTCTTTCACCAAGCGCATTTTCTGCGGCGCGCGGGCGGCGATGTAGCCGACCAGTGCAGGAAGGTCATCAAGCAACTGCTTGCTGATGCGCATGGTGGTGGCCAGCGTTTGCACGGGGGCCGTTACCTGCGCTAAGCTCAGGTCATCTTCTGGCTTCAACTGCCCTTCTGCCACGTAGGCAGCATTGCTGTTGTAAGCCGACTCACGCATGTACGTGATAGCGTTGCTGGTCGTGGGCGATACCGGAATTAAGTCCAGCAAGGTGGTGCGACGCAGCGGCTGGTTGATGATGCCGCCAATGTACTGAGGCATGATAACCGTACCAGGGGCAACACCAGGCGTTAGCATGGTAGCCTTTTGGTTGAGGTCGTTCACCTTCAAGTTATCAAGCTTGAGGGTGGCGCGGCCCTTGCCGTTGGTGCGCAGTGCTTTAAAGTCGTTGTTGCTCTCCAGGGCCTCAGCAATGAGGTCGGAAGGCATCTTCTGCTCCTGCATGAAGCCTTGGCCCTTGGTGCGAGCGAACTCAGCAGCCAGGTCATCAATGTGCTTCTGTTGCTCAGCGTGCTGCTGGACGAGCTTTTTGATTTCGCCAGTATTCTCTTTGCCGATGGTTTCGCCAGCTTCCGCTTTGGCGTTCATGGCACTAACCTTGGAGTCAATCTCCTTGGCAGTGGTTTCGAGGCTGTTTTTCAACTCGTCAAATTGTTTCTGCTCCATAGTGCAGTTAAGCGTTTAGAAATGAGAGGTTTTTGGTAAAAGCCTCCGCCAGTTCTTTGCCGCTCGGCTCCACAGCTTCCAAAGTGGCTTTCATCGCACCCATGTCACCACCAAGGGCGGTCAGGGCGTTTTCCATCTGCGTCATCATCGTTTTCTGTGAGGCGGCGGTGGGCTCAACAGTGCCATCCATGTGCTTGGCGTGCAGCGCAATGGCCTTTTCAAGCCATCTCTTTGCCTTGGGCACATCGGGTTCGTCGGCTTTCTGCTGCTCGGCAGAGTCAATAATGAGCGGACGCGATTCAGTCGGCTTTGCAGGGGTGCTAGGGAGTGAAATCAGTCCTTTGTAGGCGGTTTGCAGGGAGTCAGCCTCTGCCTGTAGTTGTTCGTAGGTTGAATCCTGTAGATTGCCCGTGCGCAAGGCCTTGAATAGCTTCGCCATGCGGGCGTTCAGCATATCCACGGCGGCTAGGGCCTTTGGGCCATGCGACTTGATGCCGATTAGGGGCGTATCCGCATTAGCGCCCCACGTCACGGCTGACACCTCCCATAGCTTTAGCTCGGTGAGGCGGCGCACGTAGTTCTCGGGGTCCGTATTGTCGCCCTCCCACTTGATGGTGTTGAAGCCGACCGAATGCTCCAGCAGGTCTAGCTCATAGAGCGCCAGGGCATCGTCGGCGTCTTTAGTATTGGCCAGCACGGACGTGCACAACAATCCCTTTTGGTCTTCGACTAGCTCGGTGAACTTGCCGATGATGCGGTAAGTATCGTGCTGAAATAGCTGCTTAATGCGGGGCTGTCGGCTCAGCGGCCCGTTTTCCAAGATGGTCTTGGTGTAGGCGCCGGGCATGATGATGTCGCCATCGGAATCCTCATTGCCGAACGCACTGCCGTAGAACTGAACGGTGCGCCCGCTCGTGTCAATGTCCTTAATTCCTGCGTAGGGCCGGCTGAGGTGTTGCATGAAACAAATCTCCCCTGCGTGCCTACCGAACCCGCCACCCTACTCGGCTACTGGTCTACCGCCCCCGAACGGGCATAAAAAAGCCCCGCTGGTGGGCGGGGCGTTAGTTGGCGTAGAGGCCGTCCAGGCAGCAGACCCAGCGCCGGCGGCCGTTGGGGAAGCGCCCGCACTCCACGATGTCGAGGCCGGGAATATCGGCTTTGCACGGCTTCTTGCCCTCTACGGTGAAGGACAATCTTATCGGCCAGTTGTAGGCGGGGCGCTGGGAGCTAGGCATAGCGTCAACTGTTTCTAGTGGGGTGGCAACACAATGGAACTAGGCAAGAATACGCTGCCATCCTCGTTTGTCTCATTGAACTTCAGTAGGTGTGCCCGAAGCATGGGAACACTAGCCACAAGTGACGTGTGCATTCCCTTCGCTACCTGGCGCATATGCGCGGCAACTAACGTGGCGGACTCACTAACATCGCGCATCGCCCGTACAAACTCAGGAGTGGTAAGCGAAGGTGATGCGGGTGTAAAGCGTATTTTCTTGGCGTTCTTCATAAGAAGATTGCTAGGCGTTTCTAGTGGGGCGATGGCAGGCCATCAATACTGCTCAATATGTTGCGGCCGGTGTATTTCTTCCAATCGGGTACCACGTCCATAAACTCGGCAGATACCCGCGTGCGCGTTTCAGTTGTCCGCTTTCCAACCTCCACGAAAAATGTCAGCTGTACGATGGGCAGCCTGATTTCATCGGGCGGCATCTGAAACGTCCCCTCGCGCAACTCTTCTAGCGTGGCGCGGATTGTTATCTGCTGAAACGAGGGGAGGATAGGGTGCATGGTGCCAGGTGTTTCTAGTGGGGCGAAAGATACGGGGGTGGTGGGCTAGGGGCGCTGGCTGTAATAGTCTTTCTTCGCCTTCTCCCTGTCCAGTTCCTCCTTAGTGTAGCCCCACCGCACCTGCAATCCAGTTTCATTCATGCCAGTGGCAACCGAAGCGCACTCATAGCCCCTTGATTCCAGCAGAGCCTTCGTCTGGTTCCAATCGCCAGAGACATCAACGGTAATGTACATTTTGCCCGCATCAATCGCCTGCTTGATTGGCTTTGTAATGCTGTCTGGCAACACTAATGGCTTTGAGGCGGCGGCTTTGGCAAGCTTCTTTGCTTCGGCGGCGGTAGGCAGTTCATTCATGCCCTAAATATACGCCCAAACCGCCGAATAAACAAGCCTTATTTAATTGACCGATAAGCGATTGCGCACCGGCACCTAGCCCGTTCACCAACCGACAACACCGGGTCACCAGGGTAGCGGCAATGCTCGCCCCCGACCGTGAACAAGCCATCCTGCAAGGGCGCCCCCTGTCCGTTGGCCACCGCGTGGCTGGGCCTAGTCCGGCCGTCGGGCGTGGCCATCCACCACTTTTCTAACTTGAGCCCCGTCGCCTGTGCCCCGACCAAGGAACCGTAATTCCCGGCTGCCACTAGCTCAGTTCTCACAATCGCCACCGCCCGCTCCTTACTCACCTGCGCCACCCGCGCCCGCAGCTTCCGAGCCGCTACCTGCACAGAGTCGCCGGCTTCCGCAGCTTCGCTCAGCACGGCCCGAACCAACTTGCGCGTGGTTTCGGTAATGCCTCGCACGGCCGCGGCGCCCTCGGTGGTGATGAAGCGCTTGAGGCGGTCGGCCCAATTGGTGGCCGTAGTGGGTGGGGCTTGCGCTTTCTGGCCCTCGGTGAGGCTGGCGTAGGTGTACTTGGCTTCGGGTAGGCCCGCGCCCACGTAGAGCAGGGCCAGCGCTTCTTCTACCGGCTTGCGGTCTACCAGGGCGGCGGCCATATCTATCCCGCCCCCAGCTTCTACAGCGGCGGCGCACCGCTCGACGGAACGCACGAGGGCCCGGCGCACCTTGGGGGTGTAGCGGGACTCTAACGCGTCTAGGCGGGCGCGGTGGGCGTGATATTCATCAAGCGCGGCCATTACTTAGTATCGCCCACAAACAAGTAGTAAAAGCACATGGAGCACAGCCAAAAGGCGCACAACAGGCTGAGTAGGAATAGCCATGCTGGCAGAGCGAACCCCGCCTGCTCAATACCCGCCTTCGCTAATAGTGGCACCCAAAGCAAAAAGAACTGAGCCCAGATTGGTAGTTTTCTCATACCCTACACAGTCGCCAGTACTGCTGGCGCAGAAGCTTGAATGGTATTAGACTTGGCTTTGCGCTTTCGCCGGCGCTGAGCCTCGGCATATTCAGGAGTTTGCCTATAAGCTCGCGACTGAGCGGCGCGGCATGGCTTACAGGAGCCTTCGTAGCTGTTTGAGCTAGCTTTAAAAGTAAAGTCAGCAATAGGCAGCCAGCACTCGCAAGTAAAACACTGTTGTTCAATCATAATTTATACTGCTGGCGCAGAAGAAACGGGGGTGGCTAGCAACGGCACTGTTGACGCTTACTAATTCTAACAAGTATATCTAAATCGCGGCTCTTAGCATCGCGTTGCGCGGGCGTAAGTGCAGACCATTCTTCAAAGCTCATCGGGCGAAGTATCTCAAACTCGCGCTCGCGCCATGACTTGGCATCGCCATGTGACTTGAGCAACTGCACTAGCCCAGCGCTAAATAAGAAGATAAGAGCAGCCCAAAGCAGAGTATCCATCGCTACACAGTTACCGGAGCCGCCGGCACGGGTGAAACAGGGATGACCAATGCTACTGCCTTTTGCAAGCAGGGCAGGCAAACGCTAGCGGTCTCGCTATCATAGTCAGATTCTTGCCCAATCGTCACCGTAACAAAGCAGTCCTGCCCACATTCAGAACACTCGTTTCTAGTCCAGCTTTCATTACCGATAATCTCACTGGCGCGGGCCTCAGTCAAACTAGACTCAGCTTCAAGCTCTGCTAGTTTCAGTGCCTTGTCTGGGCCATACACGTCACTTTCATAGGCCCTACGCCACGCTGCGGGCAGCTGCCTGAGCAAATCATCTTTAGTTGTGATAAACATGGCACTTACAATATCGTGTAAACAGCAACTCCTTGCAGTGAAACTGAAAGCATTATCACCTTCGCCTTGCGGTAGTAGTTGCGGCCGGCGGGCGTGACGCGATAGGTTGTATCATCCCCTTCCGTCTGGATTCGAGTAGCCAGCGGCGGCGTGTTCGGGTTGTGATTGGGTAGGTGCTTCATGCGCGTAAGATACGCACGAATAACCGTAAAACAATGACTAGTAACGGGTTAATTAATCGCTTCACCCGCCCCCGTCGCAGCGTCAGCGCCCACGGGTGGCGTGCCTAGCTCTTCTAAGGTGACGAGGGTAGAGGGGAAGAGGTATTCGGGAATCCGCTTATCCACTTTCAAGCCCATGCGCGCCTGCTTGTCCCAATTGCTCATCCAGTGGCAATCTTTCAGGGCCGCTATCTGGTCCTTTAGGTCCTCCTGTAGCTCAGGTATGTGCTCGGTGGAAAAGTCGATATAAACTTCATCGTTGTATTCCGGGCCCAGCCAGCGATTGAGGCTGTCCTTGAACACGGTTTCCAGCGGTATCACGCACCGATTGTACAGTGCCGCGCCGGCTTCCCCCATGTTGCTAAACGTCGTGCCCTTGCTGCCGTTCAGCAGCTGGCCGGGGAAGTGCCACAGGTCACAGATAGCATCTTTGTCGTACGGGATAGCAGCTAGTACGTCGAGGTCAACGGGCGACAGGCCCATTGAGAGGTAACCCATATCCTTATTGACAATCGGAATCTGGCCGCCCCGCTTGCCGCCCTGAAAGAAGCCACTGAACCACTGCTGCACCCGATTCGCCTGCTCGGCTGTCCACGTGTCGGCGTCACCTAGCGCTGTAGCCTTGCTGTAGAGCAAGCCAGCGGGGCCTTGGTTCTGGTATTCCCGCACCCGGCTTTCTAGGCCAGATTTCGCCGCGGTAATCGCATCGCTGCCAGCGGCCACAGGCGAAAGCCCACGGTGTGGGTTGCGGGGATTCCACGTAAACTCGTGCAATATCTCTTCAGCAGGGTAGTCAGTAACACGACCCGTGATAGCATCAGTGTGACGGTAGCCGGTCGGCATATCGAACTCACCTAGCCCGGTCAAGGGCAGCAACTCAACCTTGCCCACTAAACACCAGATTTCGGCTGTCTTACCCCCACGGCCCCCACTACGCACCGCCGGCCGCACCGCCCGCAAAAAGAACTCTCCGTTCACTTCGTAGCTGCCCTGTGCCTGGCGCTTTAGTTGTGCCCACGTTTGCTTCGGGTTAGGCCGGTACAACAGCGCCGATAATGGGTGCTTAGGCTGCAACTCGGCGCGATTGTCGGCCCCGTCGAGCTTATACACCCCCCACGGGATAGGGGCCGCCGTGTCCAAAATGTAGCTCACGACCGAGAAGGCCGTGCCGTGGTTGCTGTAGCCGGCGCTACTCGGGTCTTCCCCGTTACCCTTGCCCAGCCAGTTAATGGAAGCCGTGCCGACGTACTGGCCACTGGTCGCACCGATGGGCAGCGTCCGGCCGATTTCGTCGGTCAGTAGCTTCAGGTCGAGCTTCGTCACGGCTAGCTCTTTGAGCCCAAAGGCTTGCAGGGCGGTATTTACGAGGTCGTTCATGGGCTAGAATACTTGGACAGGTGCGCCCGCTGGCGCTAGTGCTAATTCGGTAATGCCCCAGACCAGCGCGTCTATCCGGTCGGGGCTCTTTTCACCCGTGCCCGCGCTCCAGGTGGTCATTTGGGTTTCGAGGTCGTTAAGACCTGGCAGGTGACGCACGCGGGCCTGCTCATAGAGGGCCGATACTGGTTCGGCACGGGTGTACTTGCCTTTGCTGGCGTGCACGGCCTTATAGGGGACGCTTCTATCTACCTGACGGATATTGACTTCTACCAAGTCGCCGCCGTTATTTACCTCGGCAATCACCTTGTCGGCGTTGTACTTTTTAAAGAGCCGCACCGCGTGTTCAGCCCATTGCAAGGGGGTGTAAATGCCGCTCGCATCCTCCAGTACATAAAGTAGCCCATCGGGAAAGCCGACTTGCGGGCCACTGATACCTACTACTACCAAGCCGGTCTGGTCGCTATTGGCGTTGCTGGTAACAGCGGGATCAACAGCCACCACGATACGCCGCAAGGCAGGTGCGACGGGCACCTGAATAGGCGTCAGCATCACCCAGTTCCACAGAGCGCCAGGGGTATCGTCTAGCAACTCAGCATATAACTCCTGCCGGCCTAGGCGGGTACCTTCATACTTGGCCTTGACCTTTTCTAGGAAGGCGGGGGCAAGGTTCGCGGCATTATCGAACGTAGAGCCGCGTGTGACCACCGTAGTAGGGTCCGCAAGCAAGTCGCGAATCAGCTGAGTGGGACGGGGTGTAGTAGTGACCACGCACTGCGGGTGGGTGCCGAGACGTAAGCCAAATTGCAGTTGGTCCCAAGAATCCGGGTAGCGCCAAGCGGCCAACTCGTCACACCACGCCCAGTAGCACTGAGGGCCGCGGAAGCGGTCGGGCTCATCTGCCGAGAAGAGGAGTGCCCGGCTACCATTAGGCCAAGTAAGGCGGCGTTTCGACGGCTCATAGCGAGGCCTATTCCAGTTGGGGCTAACGGCCAAGATGCCACTTTCGCCTTCCACCATGATGTCTCGAACGTCGGAGCTGGTTGGGCCGGCTAGGTGCAGAATTGGGAAGCGCTCCGAGGCCGCACGAGCTTCCTCAGAGCCTACCCGCGTCTTTCCAAACCCACGGCCCGCGTTAATGAGCCACGTACGCCAGTCACCTTCGGGAGGCAACTGCTTCTCACGCGCCCAGATGCCGTGCCAATCGTACATGAGGGCTAGGGCCTGGTTATCAGGCAACGCTAGCAGGGCCGCACCAATTTGCGCCTTACTCTTGCCCTTCAGCAAGCTTCGAAAGGAGCGCGGCTCTTGCAGCATCGGGTGCGTTTAGGCTTTCGCCATCGGTGGTGAGGTCTACCTTTTGGACGTAGCGCCCGTGAACTTTCAAAATATCTTGCAGGGCTTTATGAGCGTCATACATCTCAATTTCCACCCCGTCTTTGGTGTGCTTAAACTTCTTGATGCGCCCTTGGGCCTTGGCCTTCGCAGCCTTTACTAAGTCTAGGTCAGCTACATGCCCTACAACGGGCTTGCCACGCACAAGGCGGGTTACATCATCTCCCCAGCGCTCTACCTCCTGCTCGTCTTCTAGCAGCTCCATGCGAAGGCTGGTTATAAGCGAGTCAAACGGCTGGCGAGCCTCCTTCTCTAGCTTATTACGACCGATGAAAGCTTCGATGTCTTTTATCTTCTGCTTCTTACGCGTCATGAGTACCGTCACGTACTCCTCAAGCATTTCATACGTCTGCACGGGGCGCACCACCATGAAGTCGTTCAGGCGGGTAGTCGCAATGTTACTGACGTGCTTTATAGCTTCGTCGGCAGACATAGACAAAGCGGCCATTCGCACATCAATGGCCGCTCGGATGTGCGGGTTTAAATACCATTCATAGCCC